TATAGCAGTTTTGCGACCGAAGGCGCGAACCGCACGCAGATGATCAAGCAGCCGACAGTGCCACGGCGTTTCGTTTATGGCGAAACGCGGGTATCTGGCGTGCTTGGTTATGTGCAGTCAACAGATGACAATAAATTTTTGCATATGGTCATTTTGTTGGCCGCGCACGAATTGGATAGCTACCAGAAAATATTTTGCAATGATTTAGAATTGACGCTGGATGGCAATGGTTTATGCACTGCGCCGGATCAATACGCTGGTTTGATACGGGTCGAAACCGCACTTGGCACTGATGCACAAGTTGCAAATGCAAATCTTATATCTGAAAGCGGTGGCGATTGGACAAGTGACCACAAACTAAGCGGCATTGCATATATGTATGTGAGGTTAGAATACGACCGCGATGCTTTCCCGTCTGGCTTGCCTAATTTCAGCGCATTAGTGCGCGGCAAAAAGTTGTATGACCCACGCACAGCGACAACAGCGTTTAGTGCAAATCCCGCGCTTGCTATACGCGATTATTTGACAAATACGAAATATGGCTTTGCGGCAGATGCGACAGAAATCAATGACACAGCGTTCAATGCCGCCGCAAACGCTTGCGATGAAAGTGTTGCGCTTGACGCGACTATATCTGGTGGCGGCACAGAAAACCGTTATGAAATCCACGGCACGTTCACAACAGAAAACGCGCCAAAGCGTATATTAGAAGAAATGATCACAAGCTGTGGCGGTTTATTGTCATACAGCAACGGCAAATTTTCGATTAAAGTTGCAGAATATACAACGCCGACTATCACGCTTGACGAAAACGATCTGATTGGCCCAATCACGTTGCAAACCAAACAATCAAAGCGTGATAATTATAATGCGATTAAAGGCATATTTGCGCCGCCAGAAACCAATTATGTCATTACAGACTATCCAGCTTTGACTAGCAGTACATTTGAAACTGAAGATGGCGGCACACGGCGTTTTTTAGATTACGATATGCCATATACAACGTCATCACCGATGGCACAGCGATTAGCCAAAATTGCACTTTATCGCAACCGGCAACAGATTATGTTGCAAGGCAATTTCGGTATGAAAGCATTTGATCTGCAAGTTGGTGATAATGTTTATGTCACAAACAGCCGTTTAGGTTTTTCAAGCAAGGTTTTTGAGGTGGCAGAATGGTCGCTTGTGACATCAGCGGATGATGCTGGCAATCCATCGTTGAGCGTTGCACTGTCATTACGCGAAACAAACAGCGCGGTATATGATTGGAATGCAGACGAAAAAGCATTTACACAAGACAACACAACACTGCCAGACCCGTTTACGCTGACATCACCAACGGTCGTAACAGACGAAGGTGTTGTCACTGTCAATCAACAGCCGGTCGCAACCATTGAGGTGTCAGCCAGTAGCACAAACCCGCAGGTCATTCAGTTTTATGCAGAATACAAGCAAAGCACTGATAGCGACTATATAACGCTTGGATATTCCGATAGTGGGTTTTTCACAATACCAAATGTGATCACAGATGTAATATACGACATCCGCGTGCGGTCATATGGTGCAAATGCCAGATCGCCTTTTGTTGATGTGCAACACACTGTTACCGGCAAAGCAACATTGCCATCTGATGTGACAAATTTCAGCGTGAATATCGTTGGCCAACAGGCTGATTTAAGCTGGACACCAACAACAGATGCGGATCTGTCCCATTACATCATCCGGCATTCACCGCTGACAACAGGCGCAGTTTTTAACAACACCCGTTTGATTGCAAAAAAAGTGTCACGACCAGCAAATACTGTGACGGTGCCAGCTTTGACCGGCACATATTTCATCAAAGCTGTTGATAAATTTAACAACGCATCTGCAAATGCTGACAGCAGTATTGCGCTTGTCGATGACATACAAGGCTTCAACTTTGTTGATGAATTAGTGGAGCAAACAGCATTTAGCGGATCGAAGACAAATGTAGTTGTGATTGATGACAAATTACAATTAGATACATCAAATCTGTTTGATAGCGTTGCCGGTAACTTTGACGATGCGGCTGGTCTGTTTGATGGCGGCGGTGGTTTAATTGTTTCATCTGGCACATATGATTTTGCAAATTATTTAGATTTGAGTGCAACATACACATCAACGGTTAAAACAAATCTGAAGGTGACACAACTTTCACAACATACTGGCACCGTGACAAACGGCGCAACAGATGTCGATTTGTTTGTTAGCACGACCACAGATGACCCCGCTGGATCACCAACTTGGACCGCATACAGGCAGTTTGTTGTCGGCAGTTATACTGCACGCGCTTTGCGATTTAGGGCAGAATTGACAACAACTGAAAGCGATGAAACGCCAGCCATCGAAGAATTAGAAGCACAAGTTGAACTGCCAACACGCACACAAAGTGACAACGATATACAGTCTGGCACTGGCGCAAAAGCGGTTACATTTTCCACGCCATTCAACACATTGTTGGCGGTGTCTATATCTGTCGGGGATATGCAAAGCGGCGACTATTATGCTATAACAAGTAAATCAGCTACCGGCTTCACTATCAATTTCTATGATAGCAGTAATACAGGTGTTGACCGGCTGTTTGATTACGTTGCAACGGGGTTTTAAATGGCACAGCACGACTATACTATTGCTAATCAGACGTTTCCAAATACGCGCACCGATATAAATAACGCGCTTTCGGCTATTGTCAGTCAAAATAGTGGTGCGTCTGCGCCATCGACTACATATGCGTATCAACTATGGTATGACACCACAAACGACATATTGAAACAACGCAACGCTGACGATGATGCTTGGATTGATCTATTTGATGTTGATCAGACCGCAGATACAGCAACACCATCAGCGGGCGGCGGCGGCGGCGGCAAGGTGTTGCAGTTTGCATCTGACCAAAGTGCAAATACGAGCAGCGGCACAACAATTCCACAAGATAGCACCGCGCCCACTAACACTGAAGGCGCGGAAGTGTTTAGCATTGCTTTCACGCCTACCGCATCTGATAGCACCTTGTTGTTGCAAGCGTCATTTCAACTGTCTTCTAATTCAAACGCAAGATATGCTGTTTGGGCGTTGTTTGAAGATAGCACCTGTATAGGAGCTTGGTCTGGACATATAGACTATAGCAACAATGGTATGGTTGCCTCTTTTAATGTTGTGAGGTCAGCATCATCAACTTCTGCTAGAACTTACAGTGTTCGTGCTGGTGTAACTTCAGGCACGATATACATTGGCGATATTTACTCAAACAACTACGGTGGGTTAAATGCAAACTATATGACAATCCAAGAAATGGGAGCATAAAGAATGCAACACGAAGCAATCTACTCATTACATTCAAATGTAGTTACAATCAACGGTAGCGGTGTTGACGCTGTTGCAAAGGATGCCGATGGCAACATTGTATCTTGGGATGCCTCAGCGGTGGCAACCAAGGAAGCTGAGTTGCTGGCGGCTTTTAAGCTGGACGAATTACGCACAGAGCGTAACCGTTTAATTGCAGAGACTGACTGGTGGGATATGTCTGATACGCCGACAATGACTGCGGATCAGACTACATATCGTCAGGCACTGCGTGATATTACAGATAATTATTCATCATTAGATGATGTTGTTTGGCCAATCAAACCATAGGTGATTTATGGACAACGATACCCAAATTGACGTTGCAACCATTGTTACTGGTCTGACTGCGCCAGTATGGGTCGAAGCGTTGGAACACTGGTTTGGGATGGCGGCGGCATTTGGTGCGATGGTGCTTGTTTTTTGGCGGCTATATCGTATGAGCAAGGTCAAATGATACAGATACCAATGATCGATTTGATCCAGACGTTTATGTTGATCTGGATCATTTATTTAGTGCGGGAGTAACTATGACATTGAGGTGGCCAAATGGATCCCGTCACACTACTAGGAATTGCCACCACCAGCTATACCGTGCTTCGCAAAGGTATTGCCGCCGGTAAGGAAATTGAGAGTATGGCTGGCGATTTGGGTCGCTGGATGGGTGCCATACAAAACATCAAAACACAACACGGGATAGCCAAATCGCGCCGCTTCGGATCAGTTGAGGAAGAAGCGTTGGAAAGTTTCGCTTGCCTTAAAAAAGCCGAACAGATGGAAAACGAATTGCGTAATTTTGTGATAGGTCATTACGGTATGAATGCGTGGCAACAAATCCTGCGATTGCAAGCTGACATTAGAAAAAGGCGCAGACAAGAAGAAATCGAACGGCAACAGTTTATAGATGATTTAATTATTTGGGGGTTGATTGCTGGGCTTATTGCGCTGACACTAGGCGGTATTATATGGGTAATAATGGCGATGTAATTGTCTGTCACTTTAGGCTTGATTGGTGAGCATATTGCCGCCGCTTGCATATTGTCACTTGGCTGGCGTGTGTCTATGTGTCAGCAAAATTCGATAGATTTATTGGCGTTTAACAATGACACCTTTTTACGCATTCAGTGCAAGGCTTCGATGCCGTATTTATCTGATAGGCGTAGAAACCCGTCTTGCCATTTTCAACTTGGTCTGGGTGGCAAGAAACGCTGTGCAACGATTGAGGATTACGATATTGTCGCTTTGGTTCAGCCCCAGTCAAGATTGTGTATGTTTCTGCCCGTCACATCGGTGTTACAATACAAAACCAAACGGGTGTCACCGACACGGTTTACGGCTGAAAACGAAGCTGATAGCTGGCATAAGGCGGTTGATAGCATATTGCAAACGAGGCAGTTGAATGGATATGGATCAGTTACGGCAAGAAATTGCTGATGATGAAGGTGTCCGACTGGACGTGTATTTGGATCATCTTGGTCTTTGCACCGTGGGTATTGGTCATTTAATTTGTGAACACGATGCGGAATATGGTCGGCCAGTTGGCACACAAGTTACGCAAGAACGTGTGCGGCAGTTGTTTTCGTTAGATATTGCGGTGACGATAGAAGATTGCCACGCATTGTTTGATAATTGGAAAGAATTACCGGCAGAATGTAAATTGATCTTGGCTAATATGGCATTCAATCTTGGCAGAAACCGTTTGAGCAAGTTTGTCAAGTTACGCGCCGCGATTGCTGATTGTAATTGGCAAGAAGCCGCGACACAGATGGCAGATAGCAAATGGGCAAGGCAAGTGCCAAACCGCGCTGGTAGGCTAATTGACCGTATGAGGGCGATTGACAATGGCTGAACTAACGATGGAACGCTTTTTGCGTTGGAAGATACTGCCACGCTTTATGATGTTTGTGATGACGTTTATGTATATTCGTGTCATTGAGTGGTTCATTTCATTATCACCAGATGCAATGACAATCGAAGCCGCAGGACTGACGGCAACAGTTACCGGCGCAATGACTGGCGCGTTTGGTTTATGGTTGGGACACGAAAAATGATTGCATCACTGATCGGGCCAGTTACCGGCTTGCTGGATAAATTTATCGAAGATAAAGATCAGAAAAATAAGCTGGCACACGAATTGTCAACAATGGCAGAACGCCACGCACAAGAACTGGCAAAAGGTCAGTTAGAAATAAACAAAGCCGAAGCACAAAGCCGCAGTATATTTGTTGCCGGATGGCGACCATTTGTGGGCTGGACGTGCGGCATTGCATTGTTTGCACATTTCTTGGCGTTTCCAACGGCTGATGTCATCACAGCATATCTTGGTTATCCGCAGGTAACATATCCGGCATTTGATATGGATAGCCTGATGACAATATTGCTTGGAATGCTTGGCCTTGGCGGTATGCGTAGTTTTGAAAAATATAAGAAACTGACGAAATAATCGTCAGCTTCCGCGTTTGATACGTTCGATCAGCAACGCTTTTGGCGTGGTTGCTGTATTGCGCCGACCTAGCCGGTCAAGTGGCGGGGTTGCTTTCGGGATTTCCAAAGCGGCTTTGATTTCCTCTTTGGTCGGAACTTTTAAGATAAACGCCATACCCGCACCCCGTCATCACCTTTGCGAATTGATGTTTTGATGCCGCGATAGCGCAACGCATCACGCAGTCTGTTGGCGTCAAGAATATCATCAAATAGCACACTATCACCAGCTTGCATCGTATCAGCAAAGGCGACCGCCTTGGATCGATGTGCGCCGCGTCTAGGTGGCAGAGGTATGTTTTTGTCGATTTTCATTTATGATACCTAATCTTTCATTGAAGCAGTTGACGTGCAAAACCTGTTTGCTACCGTCACACACATAATCGTGGCCATTTAGATCCACGTTTTTTTCACACCAGATGCAACGTTCTAGGCGCGGCATCCGGCGTGTTGGTTTTGGTTTAGAACGGGATCGCATCATCGACAGCTTGTGACAATGTTACCGGCTGGCCCTGCGGCTGGCTTTGCGCTGGCTGTGGGTCGCTGATAGCGGCTGACATATATTTATTGCCAGATTTGCTTTCGCGTATCCACAACGCTATGCGTTTTTCAACGCCATCGACATTGATCTTGCCGGTATAATCAGGCTGGTTGTCGGCGGTCTTATCGTTTTTAAAGATCGCGCCCCGATTTGTGTCGTCATATTCAGTCATTTCAATTCCTCTTTTCTTTTACGCATTTTTTCAATTTCATCTGGCGTCAGATCACGCTGGCCAGACAAGCGTGTGTAAAGTGCGTTGACATCACGCACGCTATTGCATTTCTGCAATTCTTCATCAATTTTGGTAGAGGCGGCACCGACAGCCGAAGTGGGTGCGACTGCCGGTGCCTTATGGCTAGGCCGCGAACGGGAGGAAAACGCGCCACTGCCACTGGCTAAATTACCATCATCATCGTCTGCATTCAATCCGAACATCGTCATTAAACTGGCGCGGCGCAGATATGTCACGCAACTAATGTACGATTGCGGTGTGTTCTTTTCTGGCCGGATCGGTATGGCACTGGTGAACTTTTCGCCGGTCTGAATATGCGACACCATAGTAACCAGACAATCGTCACTGAAATATTGCTTAAATGCCAGTCCATAGTCAGCGATGCTATTCAGCGCAGATAGCACATCACCAAGCGTGCTATATTGGCTTTTGAACATCGGGTTTTTGCCAGATTTGCCAACGGTTGCCGCACTGCGGAAATCGCTTAAGGCTTTGTCGAGTTTTACAGCTTCCATAGTTTTTTCGCCTTTTCTAAATATTCATCTTCTATTTTCCACTGGTACATATGTGACCAGTCTGGATCGGTAAAGCTGGCCAGCACTTTTGGATCAGTGCTTACCCGCAACAGGTTTTGCCGGATCAGTGCCTTTTGCCGCATATCTTCCACAGCATCAGCCAGTGCGTCAGCTTTTAATTCGTCACAGTTAAATGGCGTGTACATCACAGCATCGTGATCAGTCACATAACAGATTGATGGCGTCACTTGCAGTGCGTGGTGATAAATGGCGGCTTGTGCAACGTGCGCTTTTTCTGGGGCTTTCGGTAGGGTCGCTTTGGCCCACCCTTGTGTGCCATCTTTTAACAGCTTGGTTTTTCGCGGTGCCTTGGTTTTGATTTCACAAAACATCGTATCCGGCACCAGCATATCAACAAAGCCTATCAACGGCACGTTTACGCCATCCAGCCACGTTTCAATGCGTTCTTCATCAACCGCGCCGACAAAGCCGTATTCCGTCAATATATCAACGCCATTGCGGATCATATCAGGTATGCAATCACGATATTTTTCGCGCTTGGCCTGATCTTGATTTGCATCGTGAAAATCAAACGCAATCTGCGCCGCCAAGATCTGATCAGTGATGTCAAGCCCGTGACAGACGATTGCCTGCGTGCCATTATGCACAGACG